TAGCGTAGTTCCTATCGCAGTTGCTAAACCACCAGAAGCAACTACCACTTCCTCAAGCGTTTTTGCCAATCTAGTAAGAGCTTTATTCAAACCTGCTTCGCCTATCTCATTCATAAAAATAGATGAGTTGTCTGCTAAGTTAGATAAAGCCCCTGATAAAGTATTCAATCTTTCTTCTAAAGCAGTTGGAAATCTTGTCCTTCCTAAGTCTAAAAGGAATTCACCGATAGCTTCCCCAGTTCTGGCAATGGTTTTTGTTTGACCTTCAAAAGTAACCTCTATTTCATCTCCCATCAATTTTGCTTTGATACCAAACTGTTTCAACATCTCCATCTCACCTGTGGTGGCATTGAAAGTGGCTTGGGCTAGTTGGGTAATGTCTTTACCCATACCTGCGGCTAAGTTACCAAAGGCAGTTAAATTTTCGTTGCTAGGGGTTATACCTGCTTGATAAAACCTAATAAAAGATTCTGTTACGTTAGCTAATTGAAAAGGGGTTGTTTTCGTAAAATCTTCAACCGTTTTAAATGCTAGTGCCGCATTCTCTTGACTTCCTGTAACCGCACGAAGCGTTGCTTCTAAATCTTCAAACTGTCTAGATGTGTTAGTAATACCACGAAGAGCGGCACCTGCTCCAATGGCGGCAAACAACCTAGTAAAGCCACCCAGTGGTATTAATGCTCTTTTTGCACTTTTACCTGTTTGGTCAATACGTCTATTGGTTTCTTCCAAACCTCTACGTAAACCTTTTGTCTCGGCACGTATTTCTAAAACTAATTGATCTACTGTTTTAGCCATCAGTCTGGGTATAGCTCCATAAGTTCTGCTAATTCGTCTCTTGACATAGGTTCTTCTTTGTTAGAAGAATTGAATTCCATAAATCCTTCCACAGCACAAGTACATTCATGCCATGACATTTGCCAAAATTCACTGGGTTGAACACTGCCCATGCCTACCAACACTTGAAACATTCTCCGTATTGGTAATTCATCAGACTTTATTCCTCGTTTTTTTTTGTGCCTTCCTCGTCTGAGTCTGTTGTTAATGAAGCTGTAAGCATAGTAGCAACTGCTCTTGTGCTTTCAATGATTCCTGCTTTTTCTATTATTTTTTTGGTGTCTTTTTCTTGCACATCATTACCACCACCTCGTAACCCTTTATTCAAAACTAGAATAATATCGGTTATAGAAATATCTGATTCTGCCATCCTTTGACAGAGTTTTATGATACCTGTACCAGTAGCTTGTTCTATCTCAACAATAGAATCTAAGGTTAATCTAGTTTGATAATCTTTACCTGCAAGGTTAACGTTATGTATTCCCTTTTGTAGATTGCTCATTAGCTTTTGCTCCCGTTCCATCTGGAACATCTAAGGTTAAATAAATAAGGTCATCTCTATCATCAACTCTAGTCTCGGTAACCATATAGGTCTTACCTTCAACTGCAATTTCTGTTACAGATTCACCTAACTCATTAGGCAAGGACAAGATACCTTTATGCAAAGTACCTTGTATATTCTTTTTGCCTTTTTTTATTTCAACTGTTTTCATACTTACGCTGATGAAAATGATATTGTGCCACTTGATTCAAGTGTTACAGAATATGTAGCTTCACCGTTGAATTCTCCTGCAAATTCCAAAGAGGTAACTTGAAAACTTCCTGAGTAAGTTCCTAAATCGGGAATGACAAAATCATAAGTGTTAAAAACTGATTCCCCAACTGAAGTTCTTAATTGTTGTTCAGATGTGCTATCTGTAAATACACCAGAACCACTAATGGTCAATGATTGTATTCCACCTTGCGGTAAAAGAGTTCTTTTGTTAGATGAATCTTTGTTGGTAATATCAACCATTTCATCGTTCAAAACAATTGAAGAAGAACGCAAACCACCCACGGTAACTTTACTCCCACTTACTGTAGCTTTGATGAGAACTGCTGATCCTTTCTGTGCTGCCATAATTTTTCTCCTATTATGAAGTTCCTAAAATTATTGCACGAAATCTCATGACACCGTGTCTGGTTATCCCATCTGGGTCCCTCAATATGTCACTAAACTCAAATCTTAAATTTACTAGATTAAATCCAGTAACACTTAGGTTACTATCATGCAATAAATCGTGAATTCTGTCCATAATATTTTTTGTTTCTTTACTGCCTGTATATTGCGACCAAACATGAATGTTGATTGTGAATTGTCCACCATCTTCTGTTTTCGTACCAAAGTCTGTTGCGGTATCTTCACCTATAGCTACAAACGGATAAGTTGTACCTTCCGTTACCTCATCAAATACTCCTGCACCCAAGGTGCTAGTCAAAGTGTTATCATTATTCAGTGCCGAATAAATAGTGCTTTGTAATGCAAACTGTCCTACGCTCATTTATCTATTAAACCTTCTTTAACAAAAATTGATCTTATCTTTTCAGCATTACGGTCTAAAGATGGTTGCATGAATGGTCTGGCCGCCATTTTTGTTGTACCAAATTCTAAGTGTTGGGAATATTCAGCAGAGCTTATTATCATTCCGATAACAGAACTACCTTCAACTTTCACCTGTGATGATATGTTTGCAACTAAAATACCTTGATCTGTTTTAGGAAATTGGCCGGGAGCAGAAGCAAAACTACCATCACCTCTAGGATTACCCGTTGCTGTACCTCGGTTAATTTGCTCTTTGGCATAACTTTCAACAACCAATGCTGATCTAGTGGTTGCCCTGATTACATCTTTACTAAAATCTTTAACTCTAGCTTTATTTTTTGCTTGAACTTTTTTTACCCCTTTAAAATTAACTTTCATGTTGCTTCCCCTTCATTACACATCAATAGTAAAAATCTATCACGTTCATCAACATTTCTAATATGTTTGATATTGAAATTTCTTGCTTGATACTGGATACGCATATCCGTACCTATGTCACTGCGAAAACGCACCGTCACGTGGTGTGTTACTGTTTCTTGAACTTGACCCTGTCGGTACTTTTCAGACCCACTGACGGGCTTAATTTTTGCGTATAATTTTGCAAGTGTGGTATAAGTTTTTGCAGTACCACCCCCCGTATCACGGGCATAACTTGGTTTTTGTAAAGAAACCTGATGTCGCAATCCACCAACTGCCATTAGCCAATAGAAAGTAGAGAACTAGAACTCAAGCCCTTCATAACCACATAAGGTTGATAAAGTTTTTGCAAAGAGGGTGGGTAGCCAACAGAATTGTACATATCCCCCCTATGTTCATAAAGGTGTGCAATGTGTTGCATCATGCCCAACCTTATTGGCTCTGGAACTTGAAAAGGAGATGTATAACCAGAGACATAAACAATCTTAATTGCATTAGCTACCCGTAAACTGGTTGGAAAAGTTTCACCATTTCGTAAGACGATTCTTGCAGGTTCTCTAGCATTGTCTAAATAATACTTACTACTAGCAAAAGTAGTTTCGGTATCTGCATCATTGAAGGTACTGACACTGGTGATAGATGCCACAGGTGGTCTAGCTATTGTTATATAGTTTTTGTAATAAGTAAGAAACGGTCCTTTTCTAAAACCTTCAAACAAAGGGTCTTCAATTTCATCATAACCATCTATAAATTGATGAATGGTTTGTTGCATCAATGATCTACCCAAGTGTTCTTCTGCAAACCTTCTAGCAGTCTCTATCATGCTTTGCAAGATTCTTTCATCAGTATTGTCTTCAACTCTCAAATAATCTTTCACCTCCTGTAGAGAAAGTGGTTCTTGTGTTGGTTCAGTTGCTATTGTTAAACCTGCCATCTAAAACACCTGTGTAATTATTTGTGAACCGATGATTAAAACATAGACACCTACAATCATGCCTTCAACTCTAGCAAATCTTTGACTACCAGATTCTAACCTCTTTTCTATGTTCTCGTAACGGATCGCACAGATCTTCTCGTGCGAATCTAAGGCTACAGCTACGTCTGGGCTAGTTGGCTTTCTTTTTGGGTTTGGCATCCTCTACTTCCTCAGTTTTTTCTTCTTCTGAAGATAAGAGAGGTTTGATTGCCTCTACATAGTGCTTTTGCAGTATATCGTTCTGTTCTAGTTTGAATTCAGCATTAGTTTTTACACTTTGCGAATCCTTTCCTATAATTTCTAATTTAGCGTAGATTACTTGGGCTTCTTCAGACATTTCTGCTACCTTATAAGTAACCTCTTTGCCTTCTTCATCCAACAATCTCAACGTTCTTTCATCTATATTAGCTTCTGCCATATTTATCTCCTTTATCTAAAGTTAGTATCTGAATCATATCAGTTTGTTTATGACTTTTTCAAGTTATCAATTTCAAGTTGCATAGCTTCAATCTGTTCTTGTTGTTCTTGGATTGCTTTTGTTAAGACTGCTGTTAAGTGTCCATAAGACATACCTTTTTGTTCTTCTCCGTCTGGGGTTTCACCTGTGTTTACTATTTCAGGTACTAAAGACTCAACTTCTTGTGCAATAAATCCAATTTGTTCATCATCATTTAGTTTCATTTTATACTTTCTAGGTTTCAAAGCCTTCACTGTCCAATAAAAACTTTACCAGAAGAATCAATCATCAAGCGTAGTGTAGAATCAGTTGAAAAAAACATGGAATTATTGTTGTGGTCATAACCTATTTGACCTCTGTATGCATCAGCACCACTGGTTCCATCTGCGAACATTAAGTAAGCAGCATGAGAGGTATCACTGTTTACTATAGTAATTCCACCATTATCAGAAGCAGCTACTACTAATTCCTTTGAGTAATAACTTGAAGGACTTGTAGTACCAATTCCAACATTACCAGAAGAATCAATTCGCATTTTTTCTGTTGCTGTTCCACCATTAGCTCTGGTTAAATATCCCT